TATGCAGAACTTATGGATGAGATGATTACTTTAAGTACAGATAGAAAAAATACTGCATTCGTAGTTGGTGATGCACCACTAAGATTAGCGGCAGATTCTACAAGTACAGCGGCTTGGGCAAACAATACAGGTGTTGCAGATGTAAATGGAGAAGACGGACTAGTTAGTTCATCACCATATGCGGCTGTATACTACCCACATGGTTTAGCAACAAACTTAGACGGTACAAACGTTATGGTTCCAGCAAGTTATATGGCTTTAAGAACTATTGCATTTAACGACCAAGTGGCTTTCCCATGGTTTGCACCAGCAGGATTCCAAAGAGGATTAGTAAACAACGTTTCAAGTGTTGGATATTTAGATTCAACTACAAGTGAATTTGAAGCAGTTGCTTTAAGTGAAGGACAAAGAGATAGCCTTTACAGTAATAAAGTTAATCCAATTGGAAACTTCCCTGGAAGAGGTATTGCTATATTTGGACAGAAAACTTTAAACCCAAATGCAAGTGCATTGGATAGAGTTAATGTTGCACGTTTAGTAGTTTATATAAGAGAAAGACTTGATGATATCGTTAAGCCATTCTTGTTTGAACCAAATGACGAAGTAACAAGAGCAAATGCCAAAACTGTAGTAGATAGATTCCTTGGACAATTAGTTGCACAAAGAGGTTTATTTGACTTTATCACAGTTTGTGATACTACAAATAATACAGCGGCTAGAATAGATAACAATCAATTGTATATAGATGTAGCAATACAACCTGTTAAAGCAGTTGAATTTATTTATATTCCAATTAGAATCCAAAATACATTGGGCTCAACAGCATAAGTTTAACAACTTAACAATTAAAAGGGCGGTTTTTACTGCCCTTTTTTATGACAGAATTAAAACTAGAGTTAATTAAATTGACCCAAAGATGATAAATATTCGTATAATTAGTTCATAAAGAACAAATGGAGTAAAAAATGGCAACATCATCAGCAACAACAGAAACAAAAAGTAAGTTTGGTGTACCTACAGGAACTGGTACTTCTGGCATCTTAATGCCTAAATTAAAGTATAGATTCCGTGTAAGTTTTCTAAACAACTTTGGTGGTTCAACTAATACTGTTTCACTGACACAGAATGTTCAAAGTGTGGTAAGACCTAAAATTAATTATGAGGAAGTAATTATTGATAGTTACAACTCTCGTACTTATTTGCAAGGTAAACACAGTTGGGACCCAATTAGTGTAACAATTAGGGATGATATACAGAATAAGGTTGCTAAGTTAGTAGGTGCACAGGTACAAAGACAACTTAACCATTTCCAACAAACAACACCAGCCGCAGGTTCCGACTATAAATTTGATATGCAAATTGAAGTATTAGACGGTGTAAATGCAGGTGCTAGTGAAGTTTGGTTCCTAGAAGGGTGTTTCTTAACACAATCAGATTACAGTGAAGCAGACTATAGTTCTAACGATCAACAGACTGTTACTATGATGATACGTTATGATAACGCAACACACTTCCAAGGCGATAATGATGTTAATGGAAGAGTTGAAGCGGGTAATCCGTTCCCTGATGACAATACACTAGCAGACAATACTAATATTCTCGTATAATAACGGAGTACTCTAGTGAAATATACACGTTTTACTGGTAAAAATACAGTAGACAATTTTTATGCTAGAGACTTTAGGAATAACTATAGGTTTAGACCTGAAGTTAATCCTCCTAGACAGCAGTTTCAGGGATATGTAAATTTCATATTCAACAGAAACGTGTTACAGTTATTAGGTAATGAGAATCTAACATTTAAAACAAGTATGAGCAGTTTGGTAAGAACTGCTCAACTTCCTGCGGTCGATTTCAACATAGTTGAAAAAAACAATTTTAATAAGAAAAGAAATGTTACTACAGGCGTAACTTATGCACCTGTAGATATCACAGTATTTGATACAGTGAATAATGAATGGTTAACTGTATTAATGAAATATTTTTCTTACTTACACATGGACCCAAGAAATAAAAACTCTTTTGGGGATAGAGATATTAATTTCTATAATTCAATGTCAGAAGAATTAGCAGGAAGTAATTTTGGAGCAGGTTCTAATTTTAATAGTAATGAAGCAGGTCTTAATTTACAAGTAGATCAAAACTTTTTTGAACGAATAGATTATATTTTATATGCAGGTGGAAAAGGCGTACAATACAGTTTAATGAAACCTATGATAAAAAGTTTTGCACCAAAAACTGTAGACTATTCATCTAGTGATTTTATGGACTTTAGTTTAAATCTAGTTTACGAAAACTTTACTACATTTGATATTGTGAATTTTGATTTAGGAGAAGTAGACTTAGATAGATTTGAAGACATTGGAGACTTTACTATTCCAGGCGAAGAAAATCTTAAACCAATATCACTAGAAGTTGAAACAGACTTTGCATTCTTAGGTAATAAATCTAATAATAATATACCTGGTGTAGGCACAAGGCCTAGATCAGCACAGCCTTTAAAAGGTCCTAGTGATCCTATAGGTGATTGGTTAACCGATAATTTAGGAGATACAGTAGGTGGATTCTTAGGTGATGCTTTATCTACAGCAGTAGGAGTAAAACCTACATACGGAGACTGGAAAGATAAAGTAGAGAACGATTTAATAGATAGTGTTACTAGTGGCATAGCAAATGCTTTCACAAAGCCACCAAAAGATAGTGGAGGTTCTTAATGAGCTCATCATTATACGAAACATTTGGTAGTGAAATAAATTATAAATTTACAGCAGGTAAATTAGAAGCATATTTAGATAATGCTAGTGTTAAATTTCCCCTACCAGAAGCAAGTTCAGAAATATTAGCAGAATTGGCTAAGGTTAAGGAAATTGCTATAGATCCTCAAAAATTAGATGTAATTAAAACTAAACTAGTTGCTATAGGATTCAGTCAATCTAATGCTAATGCAATGGCAAAAGTTTTAATTCAAATAGCAAAAGTTCAGAATGTAGATCCTACAGCATACTTTGATATGAATGCAGACACTCTTAAATTAAGTGTAGATGCATTTGAAGCCATGAATGCTATACGACCAGCAGGTAATAAAGTAGATTTAAAAGAGCCATTAGATAATTCTAGAAGTAAAGTCGCCAAACTTATCAAGGCCTAACATGGGCAAATTCGCCACAGGAAAATACGAAGTAGTCAACAAAGGTAAATTTGTTGGTAACAGAAATCCTACCTATAGAAGTAGTTGGGAATTAGCATTTATGCGAATGTGTGATGCACATCCTAACATTACTAAATGGGCCAGTGAAAATGTAAAAATTCCTTATAGAAATCCAGTATCAGGAAATTATACAAATTATGTTCCTGATTTTATGATACAGTATATTGACAAAAATGAAACTCCACATGTAGAGTTAATAGAAATTAAACCTCGTAATCAAACAACAATGGAAAGTGCTAGATCGCAAGGACAAAAATTACAAACTGTTATAAATGCCGCTAAATGGACAGCCGCACAGGAATGGTGTAAACGTAAAGGCATACGTTTTAAAGTTATAAATGAAGATCAAATATTTTCTAATAAGAAACCTCGCAAGGCGAAAAAAAGAATTTCTAAGCCTAGAATCAAATAAATAGTAGTATGACTAAGAAACTAGAAGAAGAATTTAATCTGCCTCCTATTGAAGAAGTTACTCAACAGGAAACATTGCCTACTGTAGAAGAATCTAAAGAAAGTATAGAAGAAGTGCAAGGTGCTTTAAGTGTAAGTGAAAAGATAAATTTAGCATTTAAAGAAATAAAAGGATTAGAAGATCACGAAGTTGAAATGAATGATATAGCCAAAAAGGCTATAGAAAGTTATGAGCAACTTATGAATCTAGGTATGAATGTCAGCGATATGGCGGCTGGTAAAGTATTTGCAGAAGCAAGTAATATGTTAAAAATAGCCTTAGATGCCAGTGATGCTAAAACAAAAGCAAAACTACAACAAATAGATTTAATGCTTAAAAAAGCAAGAATAGATAAGTTTGATAATAAGGGTACTGAAGCAGAGTCAGTTCAAGCAACTGTTTTTGATAGAAATGAACTATTAAAAATTATTAATACTAAAGAAGACTAGTTAGATCTTTCAGGTCTTACCCACTCGCCGTTTCTAAATACTGCAAGTTCCCCTAAATTACATAATGTATACTCGCCTTCTTGAGGATGTTGTGGTTCTCTAACTTTAATTTTTTCCATACTATTATTTATAACTTTATTTTTTTGATAAGTGATTTTATTAAAAATGATAAATAAGTATATCAACGGAGTTTAAGTATGGAATTAAAAAATTATATAGCAGAATCATTTAATAAAGAATATGCTTATAGAGTCAAACTTGCACACGACTGTGGTGCAGAACAAATGGATATGATAGAAAAATGTTTAGCAAAATACAATTTTGTTAGTGCATCTCCATTTAAAAGGGCTCCGATTCAAGAGAATCCAGTAGAATTTCAAAGAGCAAAAAATGCCAACTTTACTTCAGAAGTATGTAGTACAGATGTTGTACTTAAATACCCAGTCAACGAAAGAATTTTAGAAGTATGGTTAGCAGTAAATTTAGGCATGGATCACGAAAGAGTTCTATGTTATGGTGTAGATGAGCCTAGACGTGTTGAAGCAGATATTCAAGCAGAAAGACTTGCTAATGATGAAGATAGGCAAGTTAGTGAAGAAGATGCTTTATTAAACGATGAAAATATGGAACACTATGAAGCTCACCAAGATGGAATAGATGCTAAAGATTTTGGATTTGGTGAAGAATTCAACGAAGCATTTTTAAAAGAATTAGAAAAAATTAAAGCAGAAAAAGGTGCAGACTATTTCCGCAACTATCCTAGTAAGGACGAGTTAATGGGTGATAATTTAAGACCTATGTATGATACACTTACAGGACAACCTAATATGGGTAGAGGTGCAGAACAAGCCAAACAAGTTGATAATATTGCACAACACGGTTCTAGAAGTAGATAATGAAAATAAATCACATAGTAAATGAAAACGCGGCCTATTCTCCTGAAGAGGAGGCAAAGGCACGTGACTATTATGTTATTTTAAAGCAAGAAGATAAATTACGAGCAATAGCATTTGAAAAAATGTTTAGAAAGTATGGTGTTGCTGATATGGCAAGAAGGGCAACAGAAGAAGAATACGAAAGAATGTTAATGTCTATAGATGAAGATGGCGACTCTATTAAAGAAGCAGAATATTCAGTTACAGTAAATGGTCAGACGCAACGTTATAAAGATATTAGAGGTGCAGATGTTAGAATTTGGAAACACATCCAAGGCCTAGAGCAAAAAACTAATAAAGAAATTCTTAGTAAGTCTCCACAGGGAAAAGTAGATCCTAGTAAAATTATACTTAAAAGAAACGGTGTTGAAGTACCCCACAAATATACTGGTAAAGAAAAACAACCAATTACAGGACCTTTAATTAAAGAAGCAATGAGCGATGCATACGGTATTGTTAGTGCAGAACCTGAAGTAGAAGGTTCAGTAGAATTTAAACAACACAAGAATACTGATAAAGGTTCAGTAAGTATTGAAGCGGCAGGCGATACAATGCAGGATTTAGCAGATGTGCTTAAACTTGCAGGACTTACTTTACCAAAAGATATGCATAATGATCAAGAAGCATCAGCACATGATGATGAGCCAGAACAAGAAGATGTTTTATTATCACCTGATCACAAAGACGATGAAGAAAAATCTCCTTGTGATAGCCCAGATACAGACCCTTCATACGAAACAGATAAAGAAATCTTAATTAATTATATAAAAGATAAACTTAAAAAAAGCATTTCTTAACATCATTACCACATAAATACTATTATGGCAAGAGGAACAGCAGATACCAGTCTGGTTAAACAAGGCTATAGTAAAACCGCATATACACCAGATTCCCTACAAGATTTTAAGAATTGTGCAGATCCTGTGAACGGACCTCTGTATTTTATGGCAAATCATGTCAAAATTCAACATCCTACAAAAGGTGGTATAGACTTTGACCCTTTTGCATATCAGTTAGATCTAATAGAAAACTACAATAATTTTAGATATAGTATAAACATGCTGGGCAGACAGATGGGTAAAACTACTGTGGCGGCAGGATATTTGTTATGGTATGCTATGTTTAAGCCTGACAGCACAATATTAGTTGCGGCTCATAAGGCGGCTGGTGCCTTTGAGATTATGCAACGTATTAGATATGCGTATGAAAGTGTACCAGATCATATAAGAGCAGGTGTGACAGAATACAATAAAGGCTCTATGGCATTTGATAATGGAAGTAGAATAGTTAGTGCAACAACTACAGAAAATACTGGTAGGGGTATGTCGTTAACGTTAGTTTACTTAGACGAGTTTGCATTTGTACCGCCCAGAATAGCAAGTGAGTTTTGGACAGCATTGTCTCCTACACTAGCAACAGGTGGTAAGTGTATAATTACATCAACGCCAAATAGTGATGAGGACACATTTGCTAGTATATGGAATTCTGCAAATAAAATGTTTGATGAACATGGTAATGAGCAAGAAGTAGGTGTAAATGGATTTAAACCTTTACTAGCAAAATGGGACGAACATCCAGATAGAGATGCCAATTGGGCAATAGAAGAAAGAGGTAGAATAGGTACAGAACGTTTTAAACGTGAACACGAATGTGAATTTGTTATATATGATGAAACACTTATTAACCAATTAAAATTATTAGAACTTACAGGAAACGATCCTATTATGAAAATGGGTCATGTACGTTGGTTTAAATACCCAAGTCCAGAAAATATCTATGTTGTTACATTAGATCCAAGTACAGGAACAGGTGGTGACAATGCCGCCATACAAATTGTGGAACTCCCCTCAATGATTCAAGTAGGCGAATGGTGTCATAATAAAACACCTATAGAAGGGCAGATAAAGGTCATGTTAGAAGTAATGCATTTTATAAAGGAACAAGGTGCTCATACTATATATTGGACAGTTGAAAACAATGCAATTGGCGAGGCCGCACTTGTGGTGATCAGAGACACCGGAGAAGATGCTTTTCCTGGTGATTTCCTACACGAACCTAAAAGAATACAAGGTAAAACAGGCAGACGTGGCTTCCATACAACACATAAAGTCAAAGTAGAATCATGTATAAACATGAAAAGACTAATTGAAAATGACAAACTTATTATTAATAGTAAGGCATGTTTATCAGAATTCAAAAATTTTGTTGCTAAGGGTAATAGTTTCGCGGCTAGACCAGGCGATTCAGACGACTTGGTAATGAGTATGATGATTGCTGTTAGAGTAATAGACTATGTAAGTACATTTGAAGATGAAGTATATGACGCAGTTAATAATAGTTTAGGTGTAGACTCTCTTTATTCAACTGGTGGCGACGATGATGACTACGATGATCCGATGCCAATTGGCATAATCTGATAAATACTTGTATGGCAACAAATTTTAAAGATATTTCTGAAAAAGTATTTAACTTATTAAAAGGACATGGTTTTGACCTTAAAACTTTTGATAAGGACGGTAAAATAGTTATTGACCCACAAGAAGGTACACGATTCGTATCAGATGAACCTAACATTTTAGTTAGAATAGATGACATGGAAAAAGAGATATCATTGCAAACAAGTGAAGATTTTGCAGATCATAATTTAAGAAACCTATTAAAAGAATTAGCACAAGATAGTTTATTATCTTTTGACTTTAGAGTATTTGACAAGCAGTTAAAACCTAAAGGAGAAGAAATAGACGTTGCTCGTAGACAAGAGATTGATATGAACGAAGAACTAAATTTATTAAGACGCCTATCAGGCTTAGAAGAAAACACTAAAGACGACTGCACAGCATGTGATAAAGATATGTCAGATTGCAAATGTGAACTTTGCTCAGACTGTGATGCAAAAGGTTGTGAAAATTGTGATGATGGCAAAATTGTAACAGAAACAGAAGCACTTAAAGAAAATCCTTATCTAGTAGGTGCAAGATTGCTAGGAAAAGTTTTACAACAAGGTGCAAAAAGGCCTATAACTACAACTATAGCAGTTGATGCCTTAGATGATGGCGAATTAGATACAACAGCCGGTGCAATTAAATGGTTAGGCAGTAAAGTTGGAAATGCTTTTACACCAGACTCCCTTAAACAAGCAGGTCCTATTATAGCAAAATATGGTATACCAGTGGCAGGTGTACTGGCCGCAATATACGGTGGTAAAAAATTAGCAGATTTTGTTGCAGGAAAAAGAGATCAAGGTTTGTCAGTATCACAAAATAATCAAACTGTAAATGCTAGTGTAGATCTAGATGAAAAGAAAATAATTAATATTAAAACTAGTGTAGGTCAGATGCCTGGATATGATGATCATAAACCGTTATCTCTTGCAGATTATCATGATTGGACTATGCAAAACGATAAAAGTCAACCTAAGGCAAATATTATTAGTCAGAGATATCCGGGATATTTACAAGACTTTGAAGATTATGCTCTGTCCGAAGCAGGTAATAAACCCACAGTACCTTATAGCAAGTCTACTCAAGCAGATTTAGATAAAAAAATGTCAGATGCAGAATTAGATAAAGAAGCAATGAGAGGAAGACCTTCACTTGATGATGAAGAAGCACCATTCGACAGATACATGAGACATATGGATCCTGTTAGAAAAGCACAAAAAGGAAATAAAATAAAAGGTGAGTCAGTTACAGAAGCAAGTTTAGGTAGAATGACAGGTAGTAGAAAGTCCAGTTATCAACCACTAGCAGATAATGTTAAAATTATTGTTAGGCACAACAAAGAAGTAAACGAAGAAGTTCGTGGTGCTAGAAGCAGAAACATTCACAGTATATTAATACAACGTGGAGAAGAGAAATTTAAAATGGCAGAAAATAATCTGTCAGCCGCAAGAGCAATGGCAAGACATTTGCACAATGGCGGAGAAACTTTTGACGAAATAGGTGAATCAATTACTGAAATGTCAAGAGAGTTTAAAAAATTAAAAGAATTTATACAATATGTTAGAAAAGCAAAATTAGTAAATGAAGCAAACGAAGAGTTTGTTACTATGGCAATGGAAAACATAAACGATATTAAAACAAATCTAAAAAGATTAAGTGGTGTCAAAACTTATGCTAATGCTGTTGAATCAGTATTAGGTTATAATAATGTTGAAATATTACAAGACAATTTAGATTTAGAAAGTAAATTTACAGAAACACATTTTGATGATAAAGTTGCAAACGTTATGGATAGCCTAAAAGCAATATCGAGTAGAAAGAAAAGTTTTGAAAATAAAATTGTTAAAGCAATAGAATCTGAAACTTTTGCAAACATTAAAGATTTATTAAGTGAAAATGATATTGTTGACTTTGAAACACCGCATGGTAAACTTGGTCATCAAGTTAGCCAATTAGGTTACTCAGCACAAGACAATACATTATCTAATTATTTACATAGCATTAGTAGTAAAATTAGTGCTGGTGGACAACTTAACCAATTTGAATATGGTACTATAAAGAGTTGTTTACTAGGTGCAGGTCAGCACAATGTACAAAGTGCTCCTATGAACGTTGAAGAATCATATGAAGCATTTATGGACCGCTTTGACGTATAAAATACGTTTATAAAGATAAATAAATTTGTTGGTAAAATAATTTACCAATAGTTGTAAAAAGGTGTTGACTTTTTTACATCTTGGCATTATAATAAAAAACAGTAATACCCTAAACACAGAAGGTATTACGAACATGGCAAATATAGGAGAAATATCATGGCCTCATTAGCAGAAATAAGAGCAAAGTTACAATCAATGGAAAACAATTCCAAAGGTAATTCCCAAGCTCAAAGCGATAACGCAATATACCCATTTTGGAACATAGACGAAGGAAGTAGTACAGTACTACGATTCCTACCTGACAGTGATCCAAATAACACGTTCTTTTGGGTAGAACGACAAATGATCAGACTTACATTCCCAGGAATAGTAGGTGGAGATCAAAAGCCAACAACTGTACAAGTTCCTTGTATGGAAATGTTTGGTGAAACTTGTCCAGTATTAACTGAGGTACGCCCTTGGTTTAAAGATCCTAGTCTCGAAGACATGGGTAGAAAGTACTGGAAAAAAAGAAGTTACATCTTCCAAGGGTTTGTAAATGAAAATCCTTTAGATGAAACTGCACCAGAGAATCCAATTAGAAGATTTGTAATTGGTCCTCAAATATTTAACATAATCAAATCAGCACTTATGGACCCAGAGATGGAAAACCTTCCAACAGACTATGTTGCAGGTACTGACTTTAGATTATCTAAAACAACCAAAGGTCAATACGCAGACTATTCTACAAGTAAATGGGCACGAAAAGAAAGTGGTCTTACTGAAGAGAATTTAGCGGCAATTGATACACATGGTTTGTATAACTTAAACGACTTCCTTCCTGCTAAACCAACAGCAGAAGGTGTACAAGCGATAGCAGAGATGTTCCAAGCATCAGTAGATGGAGAACTGTATGACCCAGAAAAATGGGGCAACTTTTTCAAACCCTATGGACTTGATACTGGAACAAAAACACAGGCAACTGTGGCTCCAGCTCAAACTGTACAAACAACTACAACAGAGAGTGTGGCACCTGTAAGTGCTCCAGAACCTGTAGTAGCGGAAACAACTGCACCAGCGGTAGAGACTGCACCAGCACCAGCGGCTGAAACAGTAGCAACTGCTCCTGCAGGAGATACTGGTAAGAAATCAGCAGATGATATTCTTAACATGATCAGAAACAGACAGTCGTAAGGAGAGATTATGCAAAAGCCATTTGACTTAACAAAGTTCAGAACCGGTTTAACCAAAAGCAT